TTCGTCGACGTCGCCGGGGGCAATGTGGCCAGCCGCGATCAGGTTGCGGAGCCAGTCGGCGGCGTAAGGGTCGATCTCGTTGTAGTAAGCGGCGGCCGCCATGCTCATTCCCCCGCGCCCTGTTGGTTCAAGGACAAATTGCAAATTCGGTTGTCTCGCCGGTCCCCATTGACATGGAAGACCTTTGATTGAGGAACGTCACCATATGCAAATATCCAAGCGGCACGATGTGCTGGTACCGTGTGCCCATTCATGCGAATTTGCACATACCCCCGGAAGTCCACAAAGCCGGCTGGTGTATTTGCGTGCTTGGTGTTCCATATGTTGGCGTGTCGCGGATATGAAAAGTGGTGTTCTGGCCTCCGCTTCCAAGTGAATTCCCCCGAGTTGGCTTCATAGGACAAGGCCTCGCGGAGGTAGTCATGCGTAATAACGTCCACCCTCGATTTCGGAGGGTTTGGAGGCACCAATGATTCCTTCGCCCACATTGGTATCGGGTCAATGCGTAGACTTTCCTCTAACGAATATCCAGCATCCAATCGGTGGCGTAGGGTTTCTTCATTGATGCCTATTTCTCTTGCCCAAGCAGAGATGGCCTGTGATTTACCATTGAAGGTAATGATCTTGGAATCACGTCGGTTTTCTGCTTGTTCGGTGGCCGTGGCCCAGCGGCAATTTGATGGTTCGTAGTTGCCGTTAACATCGATTCGGTCGAGTGATAGTCCTTCCGCTCGCTCGCCCATATCTGCCAAGAAATTGGCAAACCCTTCATGCCAGCGCGCGCAGACAGAGATTCCGCGCGCGCCATAGTTGACATATCCAGAAGCTTGCGGGTTGTAGCAGCGTGGGAACATCCCCTTGTAGGAGATGTAGGCGCGCTTTCGTCCTGCGCTCATAGCCATCACGCATCCCCCTGCCGCTGGGCGGAAAGGGCCGGCCCGGCTGGCATGTAGCGCCAGTGGGTCGCGCAATCGTCGTCTTTGATCAGCTCGACGTCATCGCCGTCCGCATTCTCATCTGTGAATTCTTCATAGAATCGCAGTTCGGCGCCGCGTGGCCCGTACCACATAGACCATGAATACCAGTGGCCACCAGAATATCGCCCGGCAAGGACATGGATGCGCTTTCCCGGCGCGTCGGCCGGGATTTCCGGCAATCGTTCGGATATAGGCGTCCAGTCCAGCGCATCGCCAGCAGCGGGAGCGGGGCGCAGATCGCCCAGCGCGCGGGTGTAGGTGGCCGCCTTGACGGCACCGCCGGCGCCGTAATCGCTCAACCACGACGCTTTGCGCTCGGCGCTGATCACGTCCAGCGTGGTCGGATCCATCCAGGCGACTACCTCCCCTTGCTCCACCGTGGATACGGGGGATGCAGGGGCGGCGGGCAGCGGATGCGCGCCGCTGTAAATGCAGTGAGATCCCTGCCACACGCCAACGCTGACGCCGCGCGGGTCGTGGTCCACGGTGACGGTGATCGGAGATTCGGGGGTGTTGGACATGTCAGGCTCCTTGGGCGCGCGCGGCGTCCATTTCGGCAAGGATTTGGGTTTGGCGCAGCAGGTCGGACGCGTCAGCCTGGGTCAGGCCGGCGCCGATGCGGCGAAGGGCGGGTATCTCGGCGTGCAGGGCGGCCATCAGCGGCGCGTCGATGGGCATGCCCACCTCCAGGCGCTTGGCCAGTTGGCGCAGCGCCACAGCCTTGAACGGGCTGCCGTGGCGGGTGGCCCACATATCGAAGAAGTCGGCCATGCCCGCGATCGCCGGCGCGCTGGCGTACCATTCGCCGTCCTCCAGGCACAGGAATATCGGCACACCGCGGCCATTGGTCGTCACCGTGCCTTCGCGGTCGATCTGGTCGATGATCGCTTCCAGCGGCGCCAGGGTCTGCTGGGCCTTGATCAGCATAGGCAGGCGCGCCGGGCGCGGCCGGTACTGCTTGCGGCGGGGCTTGCGGGCGTGGGTCATGGTCAATAGCCCCGGGACTTGTCGTTGGCCAGGTACGCGTCCTTCAGCAGCTGCTCGTCCTTCACCATGCCGAAGAGGCGGTCGTAGTTCCACGTGGTGTCCCGGAACACGCGGCCGTCCTCGAAGTCGGCCAGGCAGTCCGACAGGTCCACCACGATGTCCTTGTCCGTGTCGTTCTCGATGGTGAAGCGGTCCAGGGCATTGCGGACCTGCCACGGGCCACCGCTCCAGTCGCCGCGCGTGCGCTGGCCTGCAATGGCCAGGTCCAGGTACTTGTCCTTCGCGCGCAGCGCCTCCAGCACATCGGCCCACGACGACATGACGTCCAGGCCGTAGCGCAGCAGGATGCCGGCCAGCTCCATGTCTTCGCGGCGCTTCGCCTCTTCGGCCTCGCGCTCGCGCTGCGCCTTGTTGCGCTCCAGCTCGGCCTGGCGTTTCGCATCCTCGGCGTATTCCTCGTACCTCTTCTTCAGGCTTTCATAGGTGGTGGTGGCGTAGTCGAAGCCGTCGCTCGTCTTCGCTTCGCGGCGCAGGTCCAGCAGGTATCCGGCGTCATGGCGGATGGACTTGGGATAGCGCGAGCGGCTTTTGCGGTCAGGCTCGCTCCAACTGCTGGGCATGCCAATCTCGGCCATCATGGCCGTGACGCGGTCGTGAATGGCCTTGTTGATCTCGATCCGGGGGATGTTCAGCTCATGCGCGGCGACGTCCTTCTGGCGCGCCTCTTCCAGTTTGGCCAAGGCGTGAGCCGCCACTCTCTCGGGCGTCGGCGTGCTCCAGCGGCTTTCCATGTAGCTCGCGTAGCTGGCCGGGCTGGACTGGCAACTGCCCACGTAGCCAACTTTCTCCAGTTCCTGGATCTTGAGGGGTTCGGTCATGTTCTTCTCGGTATAAGGTGGCCAGGCGACGGCGGCGGTGCTTGAGGTAGCCCGCCGCCGGGCCGGCCAAAGGGTTACGCCGCTTCCGGCTCCAGGTTCAGGCCGAGCGTGCCCTGCTTGTCGACGGCGGGCGTGATGCTGATCGTGATCTCGTTGCCCAGCACCTCGTACAGCTTCTTGACCTGCTCGCCGCTCGGGTGGCACTTCACGCGGAAGGTGATGACCACGCTGCCGCCTTCCATGATTTCAGCGGCGAACCCGTCAACGTCGGCGGGGTCCAGTTCGATATCGGAAGCGCCGCCCAGGCCGAAGCCGATCAGCACCTTGGCGCCGACCAGCTCGTGCTTGAGACGGAGCTTTTCGATCAGGTCGCCAAAGCGGCGCACAGTCAGTGCCTCGCCCACGGGCATCTCGGCCTGGTCCGGGGATTCCTCTTGCTTGTAGAGAAACGAGCGCAGCACCGGATGGAATTCGGACAGCACGCCGTTGCCATCGGTGAAGCTGATCTTCAGGTCAGCGGCGCCCGCCGGCTCTTCGCCGTGGCGCTCGGTGCGCACGTTGATGTGAGCCAACAGCGCGACTTGTTCGGTAATCGAGAACATCAGGACTCCTTTGTCGGATAGGACTTACGGGTAACAATCTTGTAAATGGCGGCCCTGGATAGACCGTATTGGCTTGCGATTTTGGTTTGGGTTACGCCTGCAGCAGCGAGTTGCCGTATGGCCTCCGCTGCTTCCTGGGTCAATCGCCGGGTCGACAGCCCCATCGTTCTGGCCCGTTCTCTCCACGCGTCATTAACCTGGAGCAGGCCGGTTCGGTAGGCGTGTTTGATGTTTTCGGATCGGCTGCACCATTCCAAATTGCAGACGGAGGAATCGGCGCGGATACCGTTGAGGTGGTTGACCTCTGGGAGAGCGCTCGGGTTCGGAAGCCACGCCATAGCCACGAGTCGATGAACCTGATGCCGTCGGTAGCCCGTAGGCCCACGCAGGTTCACCACGGGATACCCGCATGCATCTACCGGAGTTTTCATCCACTTTCCTGCGTGGCTGAATTCCATTCCGCGCATCCCCCTCCAGGCCTTCGGAAATGACCAGATGCGGCCATCGACCGATGCGGCATAGCTGCCTTCATACCCGGGGATATCACGCAGTTCGACGTTTGCGTCCATGGATTTCTCCAGTGGTTGGGTGCTACGTTGGGGAAAGGGTCAGGCGGCTTTGCGCCGCAGGGTCTCGACCATGGCGCGCAGCTCGGCTTCGAACTGCAGCAGGGCGGTCAACAGGGTCTTGATGTAGGCGTCGTCGCGCGGGATGCGCTGCACGTACAGGCGCCAGGGCTCGGCCATGCGCGGGTCGTAGCTGATGAAGTCCCACCACTGGCGGCCGGTCACCAGCATGTTTCCCTGCACCTGGGCCATGTGGCCATCGGGCATGCCTTCCAGCCAGGTCTGGATGTGGACCTGCTCGTCGTGCGGGCACTTCATTTCGATGCCGCCGTCTACGCCGATCAGGCCGTCGGGGCTGGCGCCGATGAAGTCGTGCGTGGGGTGCAGCACGAAGCCGCTGTCTTCGACCAGCACGCCCCTGTCGACCATGTAGGCCTCCTTGGCGGCGTCTTCCAGGTCGCGGCCCCACGACAGGGACTTGGCGCCCACCTCGCGCTTGGGGATGCCGGCCAGGCGCTCGAATGCCAGCGTGCGCATCAGGCGCGTGCGCTCCAGCGTGGGCTCGGCTACCTTCGGCTGGCCCTTGCGCGGGCCGGTCTTGTAGACCCCGTCGCCGGGCGTCACAGCGATGGCCGCGGCGAAGTTGCTGGCGGTGATCTTCCCGGCGCGCTCCTGCCGCCATTCCTCGGTGCGCTGTTCGGCGGGCGCGTTCATTCCTGCACACCTTCGAAGGGGTTGTCGCCGTCGGCCGGCTTATCCTGGGTGCTGGGCTGCGCGGGCGCCGCGTCCTCTGCCTTGGCCAGGGCCTCGATGCGGGTGATCTCGTTTTTGCCAACGGCGGCGCGGCCATCCTTGCCCAGCGCCATCCAGGCCGCGGTCAGGTCTGCCGTGCGCTTCTCGGCGGGATCGTTGCTTCGCGCGATCATCTCCAAGTCGCGGATGATCTGGTCGCGGTCGACCTGCACCGCCGGCTGCGGCTTCGCGGCCTGCGCGAATTCGGCGGCGGTCTTCGGCGTGATATCGCGCTCGCGCGGCTGCGCATCGATCAGCTCGTCGGACGTGTACACGCCCAGCAGCGCGCCCGGGGTGTAAGCGCGAGTCCAGTTTTTCACCTGCAGGTATCCCATCTGCTGGCGCGGATTGGTCTTCCACAGGGGCGAGTTCTTCGTTGTGACGTCGGAAATCTTGAGCCATTCGCTCCAGGTGATGTCCGTTTCGCCGGCGATGACGGCGCCCACGCGGCAGGCCAGGTTGTTGCCATCGCCGGTGTATTCGTAGTGGAACCGGCCGGAGATGGCGCCGGACGACTGCACCACCGCATTGACCAGCTGCGCCTCGTAGCCCAACGTGCCGTTCACCAGGTGGGTTTTCTGGGCCACCACGAACGGGTTCATGTTCCACTGCATCGCCTGCATGATCACGGCCATGCAGTCGGACGGGTTGCCCTGCAGGTGCTTCGGCACAGTGGCTCGGCCCGCGGCCATCATCTCGGCCGCGCGCATCATGGCCTCCATGTTGTCGGCGTGCAGCACCAGGCCGCTGGTGCTGGTGTTCGCCGCCGGCAGGTCCAGGGCGGTGGTGGGTTGTTGGTCGATTGTCGTGGTGTCAGACATGGTGGTCTCCTGCCCGAGACTCGGCCGGGCGTTGTGGATGGGTTAGGCGGGGGTGACTTCGGGCTGCGTAGCGGCGGCGATAGCCTCGTCGCGCGCGGCGCGGGCGTGCTGCAGCTCTTCATCGTCGCCGTCACGTTCGGCGGCGCGCCACTGCATCAGCGCGTCGAGCATCTGCTGGGCTGCGCGGTGCAGGCGGTCAATCTCGGCTTGACGTTCAGCGCGCTCGGCCGCTTCGCGTTGTTGGCGCGCGCGTTCTGCTTCAGCGGCGGCGGCACGCGCGGCGGCTTCCTTTTCCTGCTGGGCGCGGGCCTCGGCTTCGGCGCGTTCCTGCTCGGCACGGCGCACAGCGGCCTGCTGTTCTTCGAACTCGCGGCGCTGGCGGTCGATCTCTTCCTGCTGGGCGCGCAGCGCGGCGGCCGCCTCATCCTGCTGGCGCTTGAGCGCCGCGGCGGCCTCGGCATCCTTACGGGCCTGCTCGGCGCGCGCGGCTTCCTGGCGGGCGTTCTCGGCGTCTCGCTCGGCCTGCAGGCGGCGCTGCTGCTCTTCCAGTTCGGCGCGCTCCTTGGCCAGGCGCTCGTCCTCGGCCTTGCGCGCGGCGGCAGCGGCCGCTTCTTGCTCCAGGCGCTGGCGCTCCAGCTCCGCCCGCTCGGCGGCCAGGCGCGCGGCTTCCTGTTCCTGCGCGAGCGCGGCGCCGTGCATTTGTTCCAGCTTGGCGACGGTGTCCGCCTGCAGGGCCATGGCCTCGCCGGCGCGATGTTCGTACAGCTCGGTGGTGATGGGCAGCTCGGCAACGGCGGCCAACAGCGCGGCGATATCGGCGGCGCTCTTGCCCGCAGCCTGCACCGGGTACTGGCTGATGGCGTTGATCCGCGACTGGATGGCCTGCTGGCGCGCCAGTTCTGCCGCTTCCTTCGCCGCCTTGATTTCCGCCTTGCGCGCTTCTTCGGCCTTGATCTGGGCGTCGATCGGCTCTTCAACCGCCTTCACCTCGTCCTTGATCTTGGCCAGGATGGCGCGCATTTCACGCTGCTTGGCCAGCATTGGCTTGTTCCAGCCTTCATAGGCGGCATCGGCCGACGTGCGGATGCTGACGCAGCGGGCGCGCGCGGCGCGGGCGGCCTTGTCGCCGGCGGTGGTGGTGACGTCGAATTGCACGCCGGCCAGCTCGTGGCGCAGTTCGGCCAGGCCCTTCTGCACGGCGTTGAATTCGATGATCGCGGCGGGCGCGTCCAGGATTTCCTCTGCAACTTCGGTCATGGTGGCTGTCTCTCAGGGTTGGTGCGCGGCCACAGCGGTCTTGCCGCAGCCTTCGCAGGTGGGGTAGGGGGTGGACTTGCTGTCCAGCGTCGGGCCCAGCACACCGACGGTGGCGGCCAGCACCAGCGCGCCGGCGATGCCGACCCATTCGTAGCGGTCGAGGCCCAGCAGGGCCCGCAGGAGGCGGAGGATCATTGGGCACCTCGCTCATCGCGCTGCATGTCGGCGCGCTCGCACTCGATGCGCTCCTTCTCATCGGACAGGTGCTGCCAGCAGTCCGCGACCAGGTCGGCATCGCTGTAATCGCCGTTGAATTCGTGGGTGACGGCGCCGATCAGGACGTCGATGTTTTCGACGGTCAGATGCTCGGGCGCGCCGACGTCGGGCTCGGCCTTGTGATGCGTGAACTCGATGAGGAGCGCCGCGACTACCGTGCAGCCGGCCGGACCTTCCAGATCAATGCCCTTGACGAGGTGGTAAGTTGTCATTGGGCACCTCGCGCGGCCAGCATGGCGTCGGCTTCGAGCCACCGAAGTTGGGCGACGTACTCGGCCAACTCTTTCATCGAGGGAAGCCGGCCAAGCTTGGTGGTGAGTGCGTCGGCAGGTCCATAAATCGATACGTCCGCCTTGGCCGCGAAGTAGTCGCGCATGGTCATGCCCATGGCGTCGGGGTGCGTACTGCCTTCGTAGATCCCCGGGAAGGCCGGGCCGCCGTCGTTGATCTCGTTCATTCGTCTCTCCAGCAGCGCGCCATCAAGGCGTCGCCGATAAGCGCGATTGCGTAAAGGGCAGCCAAGCCCCACATGGCGTAGGCCATCATTTGCGGCGCGCCGGCAGTTCGAACGACACATCCAGCTGGCGCTCGGGATCCTCGATGGCGTCGGCCAGGTTCTCCACGTAGTGCGCGCTGGCGCCGTCCATGAAATTGCTGAACAACTGGCCGATGCGGCCGAACGTGTCGCCGTGGGCGTAGGCCTTGGCCACCGCATCGAATGCCTCGACCAGGGCCTTGTTGCCGATGCTGTCTTCGTAGATGGCGTGCGCCACCGGCTGGCGGTTCGGCTCGGCCACGGCGTAGCGCACGACCTCGTGCAGACCGTCGCGCAGCGCGGCGCGCACATCGCCGGCCAGGTCCATGCGCAGTTCCTGCGCGGGGGTGATCTTGGGAAGGGCGTAGGCCATGGTCAGTTCCTCCCGGCCAGCTCGGCCTCGCGCGCCAGGCCCTGGTAATGCTTCAGGGCGGCGGCGTCCTTGCGGTACCGGTCAAACTCAGGCCGGAACGCTTCCTTGAGGCGCGCCTGGTTCATCGGGTCGGCCGCCTGCCAGGCCAGGCCCACCAGCCGCATTAAGCTGCCGCCGTACTGGACCATCGCCGCCGCGGCGTCGCCGTCCGTGCCCATGGCGATGGCGTTCTTGAGGAAATCGTTCATGGTTATCTCCTTGCCCCGGCACCCGGGGCGGGGTGTTGGGGTTAGAGAGGGTTCAGCCGGGCGAACTCGCCGTGCAATTCCACGGCGGCGCGGTTGTAGGCGTGTGCGGCGACGCGCGGGTCGTCGAACAAACCGAGGTAGATCCGGCGGCCCGCATAGCGGATCAAGGCCTCCCACTTGCCGGCGGTGGTGTTGCGGCGAACACCCTTGAATCCGCTCGTGTTGGTCGTGCGGAGGGCTTGGTTTTGGGAGTTCTGAGCGATAGTGCACAACCGTAGGTTTTGCCGGCGGTTATCCAATTTGTCGCCATTGATGTGGTCGACTATTTGGCCTGCTTGTGCGGCGAGGACCAACCGATGCAGAAAGATCGACTTGCCGCCATAAGCGCGGACGACATAACCGCCCCGGCGAACGCGCCACGTGTAGGAGCCCAGCAACGGCAGGTCGGCTGCATCCAGGCGAATCTGATGCTGGTGTCCGGACATGTCGGTCAGAACAATTTCGGCGGTCATTGTTTTCTCCCTGATCCCCGCGGAGCGAGGTGTTGGGAGAATATTAGTCAGACTGCTAAAACAAATCAACAGTCAGACTAATACTTTTTTGTAACAGCGTCCGATTTGGGCCAACGCCGCGCAGGTTGGCTACGATGTGCGCAGGGTGGGGACCCTATGGAGATATGCGTGAACTACTTGCAGATTGTCGTGGGCACCGCAGTATTGGCTTGTGCGGCGCCTGCGCGCGCGGAAGATGCTGCCGCTCAGCATCAACGTTGCATAAACCTGGCGGCAGCCCATCAAGTCGTAGCAGGCTCGCGCAACGTGCGGCTGTATCCTGACCAGGCGCTGGCGCAGCTCCGCGCCGACAAATCGTTCAAGTTCTCGGACGATGAGAGGAAGGCCATCGTCAACAGCGTCTATTTCGGTTCGGCCAGCCAGATCGCGCAGCCGATGACGCTCTACAAGGCGGTGTATGAGGCTTGCGTGCGAGGTGGCGCCGACACTCGCTGGAAGCCCGTGCAATGACGGCTGCGGCCGACGTGGCTCTATAGCTTGAAGCCGACCCAGAAGGCGCGGCCGATGACCTCGATCTGCGGGTCGTCGAAATTCAGGTGCAGGTCTTCGTAGCCGCCGGCGGGATTCTCCGACCGTGCGATGAAGCCGCCGTTGCCTTTGTAGAGCCGCTTCACCAGCAGCTCGCCGTCACGCCTGAAGGCATACACCTTGCCGTTGATGATCGATGTCGCATCTCGATTGACAAGGATGATGGCGCCGTCAGGAATCAGGGGCTCCATGCTGTCGCCCTTGACCGACACCGAGACCGTATGCAGCGGCGATGCGCCAACCGAGCGCAGGAAGTCCGCCCGAAATGATAGGCGGCTCAGCTCGTCTTCGGATGTCACGAGCTGCCCGTGGCCGGCCGACACTCGCACGTCGAGGCGGCGGATCGGCACAAACTCGTTGGCCTCGGTGTCTTCGGGGACCGCTTCGGCGATGCGCTGGATTTCGCGCGCCAGGTCAGGGCTTATCTCTTCGGGCTGTCGCTGCAGCAACGCAGCGAATTTGACCAGCGCGTTCACGTTCAGAGGGATACGCCCGTTCAGGTATTGGCTTACGGAGCTTTGCGTGCTGAAGCCGAGCAGGCCGGCGACCACTTCCTGCGATGCTGATTCGCCACGTGCGCGCCTGTCGGCCTTCCATTCCTCATAGAGAGATTTCAGGCGGGAAGCGTCGGCCAATTGGGCAGGGGTGAGAGGCAGGGCAGGCATGCGCGAACGATATTAGTGGGGGTGATAAATCGCAATTAGTCCGACTGTTGACTCAAATAAGTAGTCCGACTAATATTTGGGCATGAACGCTATCCACGCCATCCGAAAGAAGTTGGGAGTGACCCAGGCCGCGCTTGCCAGCGGCATCGGCGTCACGCAGGGCAACGTCTCGTTCTACGAAAAGGGGCAGACGGTGCCGCCCCATGTCGCAGAACGGCTGATCGAGTACGCAGCCACGCTCGGCGTGACGCTGACGTTCGATCACATCTACCGGCCCGAGGCCGCTCCGGCCCAGCAGGAGGCGGCGTAGATGGTCGCGCTTGTCCAACGCCCGCGCGGCCCTCTCGGGCACTCGGCCAGTTATGCGCACCTGCCGTGGCCTTCTGACGTCACCGACGCCCAGAAGTTGGCATGGCTTGACCAGTTCGAACGTGGAGACATCGGCGCCCCGCAAAAGTCCCCTCCAGCGCCTAAGAAAGCCATCAAACAGCGCGTCGAAGAGTTGGAGACCACGGTGGCCGCGCTGGCGATATTGGCTGCTGCTGCCATGGGCGCTGCCATTGGCGATGACACCGTGCCGCTGATCCGAGCCTTGGCCGAGAAATCCCCGGACCTGGCGGACGACGTGCGCAAGGTCCTGCGTCGAATCGCGGACGCGGCCGAAGGGAAGGCGACATGACGCCATCAATGCACCGTTGCGCCGACGCGGTCGTCGGTGGCCCATGCCATGCGGTCGCGCTCGGCGCGCAGCTCTTCAAAGATGGCCATGACGGCCGCTTCGCTGGGGTCGACGAAGGTGCGCCGGGCGATGTCTTGGGCGTTCTGCAGCAGCTTTTCGGTGTCGGTGGTCTTCACGGCAATTCCTTTGCGTGTTGTCGATGGAGCCATCGTCTCGTCTGTCCACGCTGTAAGTCATCGTGTAACGCGTTGATTTTTTCCTATGGCGATTTCGGCGCTGTTCGCACCGCAATCGGTCGTTTCCTGCGATTTCCTCCCTGTTTCGAGTCGTTCCTGCTCGAAATGGGCCTCGGCTATCACAAGCCCATTCTGTAATTCAAGCTGTAACTCGATGAATTTTCACTATGGCCTCTAACAGTTCGGATACCTCACCTGCGTTGGTCGCGCCTGATGCGCGGAACCTGCACGACGCTGCCTTCGGGCGCTTCGTGGCCGAGGCGCTGGTTCGGGCATGTCGCACCTATCGCGATGCCGTTCTGCTCGCTTGGGACCACCGCAGCCGGAAGAGTCTGACGCAGCGTGCGCTGGCCGAGGAATGCGGCCTGTACGCGCCGCACGTGAGCAGCTACCTGCACCCCGAACCGCTCGACAACAAGAAGCGGCCCCGGCTGGACTTGCCGGCGGACTGCATCGACGCGTTCGAGGAGGCCGTGGGCAACCACGCCATCCGCCAATACCTCAACCATCTGGGCCGGCTGACCATCATGGAAGAAGTCATTGCCCAGAGGGCCGCATGACCTATGACGAAGCCCTCAAAATCGCGCGGCGCGCCCTTGATGAAGCGATGCGCCTGCACGGGCAGGACCGCGCCAAGGTCTACGAAGAAATGCGCCTGCGCGAGCAGCAGGACCCCGAACTGGAGCGCGCGATGAACGTCATCGGCCGATTTACCCAATTTTCGACGAGGCACTGACATGCAGCGCTATCCGCTGAATCCCCGCACGCGCCAGCGCGCGCACCGCGACGTTGACGCGGCGCCGGACGGCTATGTGTTCGCCGCCCCTGTAGAGCCGACGGCCAGCGAGGCGACCCGCCGGAAGATGTGGGCCATGCTTGCCGACGTTGCCCGTCAGCGGCAATGGCCCGTCAACGGCGTCATGCAGTGGCTGCCCAAGGAGGCGTGGAAGGACATCTTCACCGCGGCGCTGGCCAAGGAGCAGCGCACGGCCAAGGGCCTGTACGGCGGCGAGGTGCTGCTGGGCGAACACACCAGCGGCATGAGTCAGCGCAAGATGGGCGACCTCATCGAGCTGATGAACGCCTGGGGCGCGCACAACGACATCGTTTGGTCTGAACCCATCGACGTCCCTGGGTGGGTGCGCTGATGAGCCATCAGGCAGTTTCTTGGGCGCTGAAGCAGCCCGTCTCCCATTCCCCCGCCAAGTTCATCCTGGTGGTGCTGGCGCACCACGTCAACGCCTCAGCACGCCCGTGGCAGGCCTACGCGTCCGTGACGCTGCTGGCCCAAGAAACCGGGCAGAACCGCAAGACCGTCCTGGAGAACCTGAAGCGCCTGGTCGATTTCGGCTATCTGGCCGATTCCGGTGAGCGTGTCGGGGCCACAGGTCGAATTCCGGTCTGGAACCTGACCGAGGCCCCGAACGGTACCAAAACCGGGACTATTGAACAGTCCCAAAACCGGGACCATTCAACGGTACCTGATTCGGGACCATTGAACAGTACCGAAACAGGGACCATTACCTCAAATAGTCCCGAAACCGGGACCGTTACCCCCTCGGAACAGTCCCAAAATCGGGACCATTTGGACCTGGGGGAAACCCGGGTAATGGTCCCAAAATCTCCTACAGAACAGGAGATAAAAGAAGTAGTAGGTAAGACCAGTGAAAAGAGTAACGCTGTGGTCGAAAAATCGGCGAAGGTGCCGTCGACCCGCGGCGCCAGACTTCCGTCCACCTGGGTCTTGCCTCGTAGCTGGGGGCTGGAGGCGCAACGCCTCTGCCCGGGTCTGACCGTCGAGCGTATCCGCGAGATTGCCGACGAGTTCCGCGACTACTGGGTCGCGTTGCCTGGCTCCAAGGCCTGCAAACTCGACTGGGAAGCCACCTGGCGCAACTGGGTGCGCAAGGAAGGCCGCAACGCCATGCCGCGCAATGGTCGATCCTCCGTCGTCGGCGTCGACGCGCATGGGGTCCCCCTGTGAACGGCCAGATCGCAGTCCTCGCCATGCGCAAGCGCGGGCAACGTCCGTCGGACGTGTTCGTGCTGGTGCTGGATGCCGAACCGACGGCGCGCGGCTTCATGGCTGCAGAGGACTCGATCAACTGCGGGGGCTTCCCCGAGATCGACATTTCCCCGGCTGACGTGCCCAACCTGCTGGACCTGCGCTGCCTGCGCGGTGTGCGGGTCCACGTCTGTGGCCGCAATACACAGCGCGTCCGGGCAGTGGCAAACCACGTCCGCGAGTTCGAACCCTCCGAAATCCTGGCCGTCGCTGACGGCGCCATCCTCCGCTGGAAACCCAAGCCATGAGCATGATTTTTTCGTCCGACGACACGGACTTCGCCGAATACCTCGCCGCGACGGAACCGGCCGTGAAGGTCCATTCCGCCACCACCTGGGCCGAGCAACTCGCCAACCTGTCGGACGCACCCGCCCGCGTTACCGGCGCGCGGTTGCCCTGGAAGTCCACCCACGACAACATCCGCTTCCGTGAGGGCGAGGTAACGCTGTGGGCCGGCATCAACGGCTCGGGCAAGTCGCAGTGCCTGGGCAACGTGGTGCTGGGCTTTGCCGCCCAGAACGAGCCGGCCTGCGTGGCCTCGTTCGAAATGGCACCCATCCGAACCCTGGAGCGCATGCAACGCCAGGCCGCCATGTGCGCGACGCCCGCGCGCGAGTTCACCGCCCGATTCATGGGCCTGCTGGACAAACGCCTGTGGATCTACGACCAGCTCGGCCAGGTCGACGCCCAGATGCTCTACGGGGTGATCCGCTACTGCGCGCGCAAGCTGGGCGTGAAGCAGATGATCGTCGACAGCCTGATGAAGTGCGTGCGCGGCGAGGACGACTACAACGGCCAGAAGGCATTCGTGGATGCCTTGGGCGCCATAGCCCGCGAGGAAAAGCTGCACATCCACCTGGTTCACCACGTGAAAAAGGGCGACACCGAGGACAAGCCGCCCACGAAATGGGATGTGAAAGGCTCGGGCGCCATCGTCGACCAGGTTGACCAGCTCCTGATCGTCTGGCGCAACAAGCTCAAGGAGCGCGCCATCCAAAAGCTCGCGGCCCAGGGCGAGCCCGTCGACGACGAAACCTATTCCAAGCCCGACGTGCTGCTGTGCTGCGAGAAGAACCGCAACGGTGAGTGGGAAGGGCGCGTCCCCCTCTGGTACCACAAGGACAGCCTGCAATACACCGGCGATCCGCGCTGCAAGCCGCTCAATTTCCTCGGGAGCCTCGCATGACCTCTTCACAGAACCTCACGGACGCCTACGACCCGATGGCCGGCACGCTGGGCGCGATCGTGGCCGGCGCGGGCGCCAGCGATACCCCCGACCCCTGGGCCCGGCCGGAACTTGCCAACTTGCGCAATTCGTCAAATTCGGCCCCCGGCGCGGCGCCGGCGCTGAACGTCAACATCCTGGCGCTGGACCTGGGCACGAAGCTGGGCTGGGCGCTGCTGCCGCGCGGCGGCCAGATCACCCACGGCACGCAGGACTTCACCCCCCGTAAGTCTTGGTCGGAGGGGCAGAAGTGGGCCCGCTATCGCGCTTGGCTGATCGAGACCATCCGCGAAGGCCAAGTCCATCAGGTGGTGTACGAGCTGGTCATCCGTCATGAGGTGAAGGGCCGGCCCCTCTGGGACGCCGCCCACGCCTACGGGGCCTTCCAGGCAATCACGCACATGGTGTGCGACAGCTTCAACGTGGACGCCATCGGCGTCAATCTGGCCACCGTGAAGAAGAGCTTCACCGGCAACGGCCGGGCCAAGAAAGCCGACATGATCGCCGAGGCGAATGCCCGCGGCTACCGCCCCGATTCCGACAACGACGCCGACGCCCTGGCAATCCTGCACTGGGCCGTGGCGCAGGAGCGCAAAGCATGAAGATCCATTTCGGCATGGCATCAAAGCGCGGCCGTGTTCGGCGCGCTTGGTTTTACTGGCGTCCGCACATGTTCTGGGAGCGGCCTGCGCTGTTCCAGAGCTGGGAATTCAGCGCTTTCTGGCTGTGCTTCTACTTCGTCGCGGAAGGCGATGGCAGAGGTCTGCTATGAGCCGAACCAACGAGCAGATCGCCCAGGCCCGCAAGGCGCGCAACGCCTGCGCGCGCAAGCTGCGCCGGCAGGGCTACAAGTTCCCGAAGAAGACCGTGCGCGACTTCGACGTGGTCGCCGCCATCCACCGCATCACCGGCTGGGACCGTCCGGGCCGCGGCGAGTCCGTGGGCTACATGCAGCGATTCGCCAGCATGCCCGAGGGCCAGCCGACGCCCAGCCGCCAGCACGACGCCCTGCATGCGCCGGAGTACCGGCCCGACCGCTGGCTACGCGCGGCGGCCGAACGCGCGGCCAAGGCGCAGGCCCCCTTGATCCACGCCGTGAGCCGTATCCCTGGCGCCATGCAGGAGATCGCCGCATGACCTGGGCCACCCAATCCGAGCGCGGCGACCCGGCCAAGCTGCTGGAGCGCCGCCAAGAACCGCCGCCGGCGCGCACCTGCGCAGGCTGCAAGGAAATCCGCCTGATCACCAACCCATTCGGCGGCCGGCGCGTCCTGCGCTGCGCCCTGGGCGAGGAGATCGGCCAACGTTGTTCGAAGTACGAGGAGCGCACCGCGCCATGACCATTCCGAAACTGCTGCTGGACCGGCTGCCGGCCGACTTTCACGAACGGCTTGAAAATTGGGGCGCGGTGATGCGCGATCGGCCGTCATTCTCGGTATCGCCCACGTATCAGGTATGCCAGGAACTGGCGCGCAAGGCTGGCAAGCTGCCACGTGGAGAAGACAATGAGCATCTGCGCCCGGAGAAAGACGAGGCGGATGCAGAGTTGATCGAGGCCTGCTGGCGGACGGCGGCGGGCTACCGAGGTCTGCCACGCGAGACGTCGCTGTTGCGCTCCTACTACGTTCTGCGACAGCCGCCGACCATCATCTGCCGCATGCAGGGGATGCGTGTACGAGAGTTCGACGACATTCTGGTCCGGGCCGTGTACGAATTCGAGTCTTATGTTGCCAAGTTCGTCGCTCGGGTGCATAATCCCCCTCAATCCGTGATGACTACCGTCTAACGACGAGACTGATGCCCGTAGGCGGATGTCGCGTTTCCGGAAGAAAAGCCCCGAGCCAATGGCCGGGGCTTTTTGCATTGCGGGCGTCGTCGTCTGACCGTGATCGAACTGATGACATTGGTGCATCTGCACCTTTTGTTTCCAGAGAGCAGGGGCCAGAGAGAACCGTCCGCCGGGCCGCATGGGCACCGGCTGGCAGACGTCACGCTCCGGCCTCTGCTCTGTGGGAACAGCCGCCGCAATCGACCAGACAGCAGCGCGCCGCCGCGGCCGCTGCGCACGGGGATGGCCCCGTACCACTGGCTCCGACCGGCGCCGCCCGAAGTCTCCCTGCGCCATGACAGCGCCACGTGCAATGCGTGCTCGGGGGAGGGGCCCCACTCCAACAACACCCCCATGAGTCGCCTCAGCTGGCCTGGCGCCCGCGCAGGGGCAAATGCGCGGGGCACTTCTTTCCGGTCTTGTCGCCGGCGGCCAGCACGACGAGAACCGCCGCGCCCAGCCCGCCGCGGCGGGTAGTCGGATGGGGGCAACCACACCGAGAACCGAATGACACAGCCCAAGAAGGCGCCACCCGACTGGGAGCGCATCGAGGCGGGCTACCGCGCGGGCGTCATGTCCTTGCGCGAACTCGCCACCCTGCACGGCATCACCGAGGGAGCCATCCGCAAGCGCGCCAAGCGCGACGAGTGGCCCCGCGACCTGAACGCCAGAGTCCAGGCCAAGGCGGACGAGCTGGTGCGCAGGGAGGAGGTACGCAGGCTAAGTACGCAGTCCACGGCCCGCAGTGAATCGAGTGCGCACCGGGTCAAGGAAGAGATCGCCATCGGCGCCCAAGCGCTGGCCGACGTCAAGCTCAAGCACAAGTCGACCATCCGCCGGATGCGCGAGGCCACCGAGGCCATGCTGGTGGAACTGGAGGCCGAGACCGGCCACCCCGAACTGTTCCGCGACCTGGCCGAGTTCCTGCGCAGTGACGAAGACGGCGCCCAGGGAAAGCGCGAGACGGTCTACAACCGCGCCATTTCCATGGCGTCCCGCATTGACGGGCTCAAGAAGCTGGCCGAAACACTCAAGGTGCTGATCGCCCTGGAGCGCGAGGCCTACGGCATTCTGCCCGTACCGCAACAGATCAACCTGAACACGCCGCCGCGGAAGGCCGATGACTTCACCGACGAAGAGCTCCTTGCCCTCGCGACAGGAAGCGGCCCGGGAACTGCTGATCCGGAGGCGGGCGAGGGTTGACATCCTCCAGTACGCCAACGCGATCGAGGTGCCAGGCCGGCCGGTGGACGAGGAAGACCCGGACGCCGAGTTTTTCGAGCCGATCGAGACGACCATGGCGGTGCACCACCGGCTGCTGCTGGCGAAGCTGGAAGAGACCAGCCAGCGCCGGCACGGCCGGATGATCGTCTGCATGCCGCCGGGCAGCGCTAAATCGACGTATGCGTCAGTGGTGTTCCCTTCGAAGTACCTGGGCGCCACACCGGGGCGCCGGGTGATCCTGGCCAGCTACGGTGACGACCTGGCCCGCAAGATGGGGCGCCGCACGCGCGCGATCATCAAGCAGCCGCGGTACCGGAATATCTGGGGCGCGGCGCTGGTGTCGGATTCGAACGCCGCCCAGGAATTTGCGCTGTCCAACGGCAGCGAGTACATGGCCTGCGGCATCCTGTCCGGCATCACCGGCAACCGCGCCCACGGCATCATCATCGACGACCCGATCAAGGGCCGCGAGCAGGCGAATTCGGAGACGATCCGGAACAAGACCTGGGACGCCTATGAAGACGACCTGAAGACGCGCCTGATCCCGGGCGGCTGGATTGTCCTGATCACCACCCGGTGGCACGAGGACGACCTGGCCGGCCGGATTCTGCCCGACGACTGGAAGGGCGAAAGCGGCCTGATCCGCTGCAAGGACGGCAACGACTGGGAGGTGCTGTGCATCCAGGCGCGCTGCGAGGTCGACAGCGACCCGCTCGGGCGAGCTAGGGGCGAATACCTCTGGCCGGAATGGTTCGATCGCCAGCACTGGGCGCAGTTCGAAAGCAACTCGCGCACCTGGTCGTCGCTGTATCAGCAGCTGCCGACGCCGCTGGATGGCGACCTATTCAGGCCCGACCAGATCCAGATCATCGACGCGCTGCCCGCCGGCCGCATCGACTGGGTGCGCGGCTGGGACTTTGCAAGCACCGACGGCGCGGGAGACTACACGGCGGGCCCTAAGCTGGGGCGCCTGCCGACCGGTCAGTACGTGATCGGCGACATGGTGCGCGGTCAGTGGGGTCCCGACCGGCGCGACAAGGCGATCGAGAACACCGCGGCGCTGGACGGCCGGCAGGTCCGCATCAGCATCCCGCAGGACCCGGGCCAGGCCGGCAAGACGCAAGTGCTGTACCTGACGCGCGGCATGCCCGGCTACCGGATCGTGAGCAGCCCAGAAAGCGGCGACAAGGTCGTGCGCGCCGAGCCGTTCGCCGCCCAGGTCAACGTCGGCAACGTGCTGATGCTGCGCGGCGATTGGAACAAGGCGCTGATCGACGAGCTGCGGTCTTTCCCGAACGGCAAGCATGACGACCAGATCGACGGGCTCTCACGGGCCTTCGCCGAGCTGATCACCAAGCGGCCGATGCAAATCAACCCCGACGCATTGAGGCGTGCATGAAACTACTCGACTGGATCCTCCGCAGGACGCCGGCGACGCCCCCCGCGGCGGAGCCGGCTGCGCGCCGCGAGCCCGGGATGAAAATCAGCCTGGAGGCGCTGGGCCTGGCCAACGTGCCGCCAGCTGAGCCCGTCGCCGCACCGGTAGGCGAGTTCAAGCGCCCGGCCGTGGCGCCGTTCGTCATTCCCGCCGACAAGGAGCAGGCGATGCTGGCGATGGACGAGGCCATGGAGCCGGTCTACGCCTACGTGAGCGAGGCATACGCCGGGATGGGCTTCATCGGCTATCCCTACCTGGCCGAGCTGTCCCAGCGCCCCGAGTACCGCAAGATGTCCGACGTCATCGCCAAGGAAATGACCCGGAAGTGGATCAAGCTGGAGGTCAAGGGCGAAGACGACAAGAGCGACAAGCTCGAGGTCATCGAGAAGGCCATGCGCCGGCACCGCCTGCGCGCCAAGTTCCGCCTTGCTGCGCTGCAGGACGGCCTGTTCGGCCGGTCGCAGATTTACATCGACGTGAAGACGCCCAGCGGGATGCTGGCCTGGGCCGACCCGGACGAACTGAAGTCCATCCTGGTCAAAAGCCCGGCCAAGATCGCCAAGGGCGCGCTGGTGGGCTTCAAGGTCATCGACCCTGTCTGGACGACGCCGTACCTCTACAACAGCGACAACCCGATGCGGCCGGACTTCTACAAGCCGACGTCCTGGTTTGTGCTGGGGCGCCAGGTGCATTCGAGCCGCCTGCTGAACATCGTGTCGCGCGAGGTGCCGGACCTGCTGAAGCCGTCGTACAACTTCGGCGGCATGTCGTTGACCCAGCTGACGATTCCCTACGTCAACAACTGGCTGAAGACGCGCCAGGCGGTGGCCAATCTGATCGATGGGTTCTCGATCCCGGTACTCCGGACGAATTTGCAGTCGATCCTGAGCGGCGGGCCAGGTGATGATGTGTACGCGCGGATCGATGTGTTCAATCGAACGCGCAGCAATCGCGGCACCTATGCAACCGACAAGGACACCGAGGAATTTGGTTTCGAGAATGTCCCGCTGACGGGCCTGGACGCGCTTCAGAACCAGTCGCTCGAGCAGTTGTGTGTGGTCCCTGGACTCCCCCTGGTGAAGTACACGGGGATCGCGCCGAGTGGACTGAACGCCACAGCCGAGGGCGAGATCCGCGTCTTCTACGACGAAATGCTGTCGGCCCAGGAGGCTGTATTCCGCGACCCGCTGCAGCAGTGCCTGGAGGTGATCCAGCTGAGCGAGTTCGGCGAGATCGACCCCGACATCACCTTCAGCTTCGTGCCGCTGTGGCAGATGAGCGAGAAGGAACAGGCCGAGGTGCGCAAGCTGGACGCGGACACCGGTGCAGTGCTGATCGAGTCCGGCGCCATCAGCCCGCAGGAAGAGCGCGAGCGCGTGGCGGCGGACGAGACGAACGGCTATCACTCGCTGGACCTGGCCGACGACGACGGCGATGGTGTGCCCGACCCGGTGCCGGGCGCGCCGCCACCCCTGGACGACGAACCGCAGGAAACCGCCAATGCCTGACCTCGTTTCCCCTACCGGCCGCGAGGTGCCGCTGCGCCCCGTGCATGCCAACCAGGGGATCGAGGCGGCCTACCGCAAGCGCCTGGACCGCCTCATCGATGAAATGCAGCGGTCCCTGGTGTACTGGCTGACGGCGGCGTACCGGCGCAATGTGCCGGAGATCGCCCAGGACGAAAGCCCGGCCATGGCGCTGACCAAGATGATGCGCCGGCTCGCCAAGCAATGGCAGCGGCGCTTCGACGAGGCGGCCCAGCCGGTGGCCAGCGAGTTCGCCGAGACCTCGATGAGCGCGGCGGACATCTCGCTGCGCAATGCCCTGCGGCAGAAAGGGTTCAGCGTGCAGTTCCAGCTGACCCGGGCGGCCAACGATGTGTTCCAGGCCACAGTGCAGGAAAACGTCGGGCTGATCAAGTCGATCGCCGCCGAGCATCTGCAGGACGTCCAGGGGCTGGTCATGCGGTCGGTGACCCAGGGGCGAGACCTAGAAGGGCTGGTGGAGGACCTGCAGAAGCGGTATGGCGTCACCAAGCAGCGCGCGGCGTTCATCGCGCGCGACCAGAACAACAAGGCCACGGCCACCATCACGCGAGTACGCCAGCAGGGCCTGGGCATCAAGCAGGCCAAGTGGCGGCACTCGCGCGGCGGCAAGCACCCGCGCAAGTCGCACCAGGAGGCCGACGGCAAGGTCTACGACGTGGACAAGGGCATGCTCATCGACGGCGAGTACATCCGCCCCGGCGAGCTGCCGAACTGCCGCTGCGTGGCCATCAGCATCATCCCGGGATTCGACCCATGACACAGCAGAACCACCACGGCCTGGCCTTCGACCGCGCCACCGTCCGCAGGATCGACGTGGACGGCCGGATGCACGTCGAGATCAGCAACATCAGCAAGGCCACGGTCAACCCGTACCGCGGCAGCGAGATCCCGGACTGGGAGGCGTTGGGGCTGGACGCCAACCGCATCTACTTCCTGCTGCGTGACCCACAGGAACTGGAAAAAGCGGCGCCGACCTTCAACAACATCCCGCTGCTGTCTAAGCACATCCCCGTCTCGGCCGCCGAGCCGCAGAAAGAGTTCGTGGTCGGGGCCACGGGTTCGAACGCCTCCTACCAGGCGCCGTACCTCAAGAATTCCCTCGTCGTGTGGGACGCCGTCGCGATCGCGCTCATCGAATCCGAAGAGCAAAAGGAGCTTTCGAGCGCCTATCGCTACCGGGCCGACATGACGCCCGGTGTCTATGAGGGCGTCGCACACGACGGGGTAATGCGAGACATCCGCGGCAATCACGTCGCGCTTGTCGAAGTGGGCCGCGCAGGCCCGGACGTCGTCGTAGGCGACAGCAGTACCCTCAACCCTTCGGAGATCCCGAAAATGAAACTGAGCAAAACCGCCGCCGTCGTCGCCGGGGCACTCGGGGCGCATATCCGGCCCCGGCTGGCCCAGGACGCGGCACTGGGCGACCTGACCCCCTTCCTGAAGGGCGTCAGCCGCAAGAGCCTGAAGTCGGAAGTGCCGCGCATCGTGCGCGCCATGCAGAACCACTTCAAGGGCAAGCTGGCGCAAGACGCCGACCTGGAAGACCTGAAGGAGGTCATCGAGGTGTTCACCGACCCGGCCGTGGCGCCGATCGGTGAAGACGAGGACGACGACACCGTCGAGCCCAAGCCGGTGGCCCAAGACGACGAGCTGATGGGCAAGATCCGCGAAATGCTCGGCGAGAAGCTGGGCCCGGAAGAAGCCGCGCGCGTCATGGCTGCGCTGGGCGAGCCGGCCGCCGGCGCTGCCGACACGCCGCCGCCCACGCCCGGCACGCCGCCGGCGCCGGTGACCAAACAGGCCATGGACCAGGCGCTGGCCAAGGCGCAGAAGGATGGCGAGCAGGCCGCTGTCAAACGCTGGACCGAAATCCGCACCGCCGAGCAGGAATGCCGGCCCATCCTCGGCGAGATCGTCGCCCAGGACTCGGCCGAGGCGGTCTACAAGATGGCCCTGGACGCCAAGGGCATCGACCTGACCGATACGCCGCCCTCGGCGTACCGCGCGCTGGTCAAGATGGCCCTGGCGCAGGAACAGGCTCCCCAAACCCCGCGTGTGGCGATGGACTCGGCCTCGGTGCAGAGCTTCAACCAGCGCTACCCCCATCAGCCGAAGGTGATCTAAATGGGCTTCCAGAAACAGGTCTACATCGAACCCGCCGCCGCGGTGGCGGGCGACTTTGCCAGCTCGAACCCGCGGTCCACCGTTCTGGCCGGGACCGGCGCGCTGGTAGCCGATACCGCTGGCGTGACGGTCGGGCGCTTTGCCTGGGCCGACGCCAACGGCAAGGTCACCAATGCCGGCACCGGTGTGCCCACGGGCTTCGTGCACCGTGAGCAGCAGGGCGTCATCACCATCTGGCTGGCCGAGTCCACCATGGTCATCCCGGCCGGTCTGGGCGTCACCCTGCACAACCTGGGCGATTTCTGGGCCGCCACCAAGACCGTGGCGACGATCGGCCAGAAGGTGTTCGCCTCCAACACGGACGGCACCATCTCCACCGGTGCCGCTGGCGCCACCATCGCCGGCAGCACCGAAACCGACTGGTTCGTCGCCAGCGCGGGGGCCGTCGGCGCGCTGATCAAGATCACCTCCACCAACCTGGGGTAATGACATGAAACGACATCAAGACCTCGCGATGCTGGAGAAGCGCTTCGGCATCGTGTTCCCGGGCGCTCAGGACTACCTGCCCGACGGCTTCCGCAGCGACTATGGCTTCGCCATGGACGCGGCCGGCCCGCTGGTGACGGTCAGCAACTCGGGCATCCCGGGTTACCTGCTGAACTACATCGACCCCGCGCTGACCCGTGTCCTCACGACGCCGATGCAGGGCGCCGTGATCCTGGGCGAGTCGAAGAAAGGCGACTGGACGACCCTGACCGCCACCTTCCCGGTGGTGGAATCCACGGGCGAAGTGTCGTCCTATGGCGACTTCAACAACAACGGCCGCGCCGGCGCGAACACCAACTTCCCGCAGCGCCAGTCGTATCACTACCAGACCATGACGGAATGGGGCGAGCGCGAACTGGATATGGCCGGCCAGGCGAAGATCAACTGGGCGTCCGAACTGAACATCGCGTCGGCCCTGGTGCTGAACAAGTTCCAGGACAACAGCTACTTCTTCGGCATCGCCGGTCTGCAGAACTACGGCCTGCTGAACGATCCGAACCTGTCGGCGCCGGTGGCCCCGATCTCTGTCGGCGGCGTGACCCTCTGGTCGGGCAAGGATGGCCAAGCGGTCTACGACGACATCGTGAAGATCTACGGCCAACTGGTGGCGCAGACGCGCGGCCTGGTCACGCGGCGCGACAAGATGAAGCTGTGCATGTCGCCCGAGATCGAGGTGAATCTGACGAAGACGAACCAGTACAACGTCAACGTCAGCGACATGCTGGCCAAGAACTTCCCCAACCTGACCGTCGAGACCGCCGTGCAGTACGCCACGGGCTCGGGCCAGCTCGTGCAGCTCATCGCCGACTCGATCGAAGGCCAGAACGTGGGCACCGCCGCCTTCACCGAGAAGATGCGCGCCCATGCCATCGTCCGCGACACCTCCAGCTTCAAACAGAAGAAGTCGCAGGGCACCTGGGGCGCCGTCATCAAGGTCCCGATGGCCATCGCCAGCATGATCGGCGTGTAACGCAGGCCTGCAGCAACGACCAGGGGCGCCAAATCGGCGCCCCTTTTTTATTCGAGGAAGAGAAATGTCGACCGTTACCGTCGCGTGCAAATTGCCCAATGGACTGGTCCTGGACGTCCCGGGCGCCAAAGAGCCGGTGGTGCTGAATGGCGCCAACCACCCCGAAGCCATCGCAGGCCATGGCCTCACCGAAGTGGACGCCGAGTTCTGGGCTGCGTGGATCAAGCTGTATCCCGATTTCCAACCGCTGAAGAAGGAGCTGATCTTCGCCCAGGGCGGCGAACGCAGCGCCATCTCGAAGGCCAAGGAACGCAAGGGCGAGAAGAGCGGCCTGGAAGGCCTGGACCCGGACAAGCCCGGCAAGGGTCTCGAGCGCGTGCCCGATCAGAAAAACTAGGAGCGGCCCATGGCTGTCGTCGTCTTTGACCCCGCCGAGTTCCGGCAGATCTACCCGTCCTTCTCGACGCTCACGGATCAGCAGCTGAACCATGCCTTCAGCATGGCCACGCTGTACCTGAGCAACAAGGACAGCAGCGCGGTCTGCGACGTCGACGAGCGCAAGGTGCTCCTGTACCTGCTGACGGCCCACATCGCGGCGCTGACCTATGGCGAGAACGGCCAGGGTCTGCGTCCGCTGGTGGGGCGGATCAGTAGCGCCACCAAGGGCTCGGTGTCGGTGTCGGCCGAGTACAACGTCGCGCCGGGCTCGGCGCAGTGGTATGCGCAGACCGGATATGGCGCTCAGTACTGGGAGGCCACGGCCAAGTACCGGGTAGGCCGCTACCGGCCCGCGCCGACCGGCTACGCGGTCCCTGTGGTGATTCCATGGCGACCATAGGGCTGAAGGGCGGCCAGGCCCTGGTGCGGCGGCTGGAGGACATGGCCAAGAAGCTGGGCGACGGCGGCTCGCTGCGCGTGGGGTTCCTGGAAGGCGCCACATATCCGGACGGTACGCCGGTCGCGCTGGTGGCCGCCGTCAACGAGTTTGGCCGGCCGGACAGAAACCAGCCTCCGCGGCCGTTCTTCCGCGCCATGATCGCCGAGAAGCAAAAGGACTGGCCGCGCGCCCTGGGCGCAGTGGCCAAGAACAACGACTACGACATCGACAAGACGCTCGGCCAGATGGGCGACGGCATCAAGGGCCAGCTGCAGGAATCCATCCGGAACCTGGATAGCCCGGTCTTGTCGCCTGTCACCGTGGCTCGCAAGGGTTTTGCCAAGCCTCTGGTCGATACCGGCCACATGATGAACAGCGTGGACTACGAGGTCGACACATGAACCTGCACGGAATCGCCGGCCCGATCATTGCCGCAGTCAATCCGATGATCCTCGCCACGATCAAATACAGCGATGGCTACGAGCTGGGGCCGGGGCGCAAGCAGGTGCCGAAGTATCGCGTGGTGCCTGACGTGCAAGCGCAGGTCCAGCCGCTGAGTGCGGGCGACCTGAAGCACCTGGAAGCCCAGAACATCCAGGGCGTGCAGCGCAGTGTCTACCTGTACGGGGATATCCAGGGTGTTGTGCGGCCGGCCGACAAAGGCGGGGATCTGCTGGTCTTCGGCGGCCAGGTCTGGCTGGTTACCGTGGTCTTCGAGACCTGGCCCGACTGGTGCAAGGTCGGCGTGACCCTTCAGATGGACGCGGCGCCATGAGCATCCCTGTTTCCCTCACCGAAGACGCGCTGGTCGACGCGCTGGGCGCGTTCGTCGAGGTCATCGTCGGCGACCAGGTCACGGTAGCGCGCGGGCAGCAGAACCGCGTGCCGCCGCCGGCCGGGCGCTACGTGTACATCACGCCAATCCTGGCGCCTGCGCTGTCGCTTTCGCGCACCACCTACGCGGACGTGCCGAGCGCCGGCACCATGACCCTGACGCGGCCCACCCAGTGGAATGCCCAGGTCGATTGCTACGGCGACGGCGCGCAGGAGATGGCCCTGGCCATCTGCATCGCGCTTCGCAGCTCCTACGGCTGCGACGCATTGAAGGCGAGCGGCGCGCAGCCGCTCTACACCGGTGAGCCGCGGCAATTGCCGTTCATCACCGGCGAGGATCAGTACTTGGAACGTTGGTCAGTCGACGCGGTCCTGCAGTTCAACCCATCCATCACCGTGCCGCAGCAGTTTGCGGACGAACTTCACGTTGACTTCGTCGAGGTCGACACTACCTACCCTCCGGGAGCTTAAAGCTATGTCCATTCCCGCCAGTGAAATCGTCCAGGTCGTCCCTGGCGTGATCGGCGCCGGCGGATCGGCGCTCGACCTGAACGGCCTGATCCTCACCACCGATACGGCTGTGCCTGTCGGCACCGTCCAAAGCTTCGCCACGGCGCGCGATGTGGAGCGCTTCTTCGGCGCCACCTCGACCGAGGCGACGCTGGCCGGCATTTACTTCAACGGCTTCGACAACTCGACGCGCAAGCCGGGCAACCTGCTGTTCGCCCAATATCCTACCGAGGCCGCGGCCGCCTACGTGCGAGGCGGCTCCATGGCCTCGACCACGCTGGCGCAGCTGCAGGCCCTGACGGGCGTCCTGACGGTCAGTGTCGATGGCACCCCGAAGACGTCCAGCACGATCAACCTGTCGGCCGCCACCAGCTTCTCGAACGCCGCCTCGATCATCCAGGCTGCGTTCACGTCGTTCGGCGCCTCGTGCACCTACGATGCGCAGCGCGCGGCCTTCGTGATCACCTCGGCCACCGATGGCGCGGCCAGCACCATCAGCTACGGCAGCGGCACGATCTCGGCCGGCCTGAAGCTGGCGCAGGCCACGGGCGCGGTGTTGTCGCAGGGAGCCGCCGCGGGCGTTCCGGCCACGAACATGAGCGCGATCACGGACATCACCCAGAACTGGGCGTCGTTCATGACCACTTTCGAGCCGGACACCGACGGCAAGGTCGCCTTCTCGGCCTGGACGAACAGCCGAGGCAATCGCTACGCCTATGTGGGCTGGGATACCGACGAGGCGGCCGCGCAGCAGGGCAGCACCACCAGCTGGGCCGCGCGCATCCTGGCGAGCGAGTATTCCGGCTCGGTGCCGGTCTACAAGGATGTCCAACACGCGGCCTTTGTGCTGGGTGCCGTGGCGTCGATCGACTTCGAGCGCACGAACGGCCGGATCACGCTGGCTTTCAAGAGCCAGTCGGGCCTGACGTTCTCTGTGACCGACGCCACGACCGCGCAGACACTGATCGACAACGGTTACAACTTCTACGGTGATTACGCCACCAGCAACGACCAGTTCCGCTTTTTCTACCCCGGGCAGATCAGCGGCAACTGGAAGTGGATCGACACCTATGTGAATCAGATCTGGCTCAACGCCGCTTTTCAGCAGGCGCTGATGACGCTGCTCACGCAGGTGAACTCGATTCCCTACAACCTGGACGGCTACACGCTGATCGATGCTGCCTGCCTGGATCCGATCAACGCGGGCGTGAACTTCGGAGCTATCCGTGCCGGTGTGACGCTGTCCGCGCAGCAGAAGGCCCAGGTGAACAACCAGGCCGGTGTGGACATCGCGGAAACGCTCCAGACCCGCGGTTGGTACTTGCAGATCAAGGACGCCACGCCGCAGGTGCGCGAAGCGCGCGAGACTCCGCCCATGACCTTCTGGTACATGGACGGCGGCTCCGTCCAGCAGATCACCCTGGCCTCGTTGGCCGTCCTGTAAGGGCTACACATCATGACGACTCTGACCAGTGCCAATTCCGTCCTCATGCTGGCGGTGGGTACCGTCTACCCGACGCCTCGCAAGGTCGAGGGCTACGCCACGGACGACGCCTTCGCGTTCGACGCCGTGCAGCTCGCCCAGGCGGTGATGGGCGTGGATGGCTATATGTCCGCCGGCTATACGCCGCAGCCCGTGATCCAGAACATCACGATCCAGGCGGACTCTCCGTCGAAAGGGATATTCGAAGCCTGGATCGCGGCGATGAAGACGTCGCGCGAGGTGTTTTATGCCAGCGGCTCGCTGGCCATCCCGTCGCTGGAGCGCAAATATACGCTCCAGCGTGGGGTTCTGACCCAGGCGCCGCCGGTTCCGACCGCGCGGGCCATCCTGCAACCCATGACGTTCCAGATCACCTGGCAAGACGTCAGCCCGTCGGTGGTGTGACATGGCGCGAAAAAAGAAGACCATCACCATCAGCGAGCCTGGGCGCGACAAGGGAAAGGCGTTCTTGATCACCGAGCTGTCGGCGGCCGACGCCGAAGAGTGGGCCGGCCGCGCGATGTTTGCGCTGATGAATGCGGGCGTCGAGATCCCCGACAACGTCGCGCAGGCTGGCCTGTCTGGGCTCGCGTCGATGGGGTTGAAGCTACTCAAGACTCTGAAGTTCGAGCATGCGAAGCCGCTTTTCGACAAGATGATGGAATGCGTCGAGGTGGACATGGGCCGCGCGGGCACGCGGCGGCTGGATGACGACGACATCGAAGAAGTGGCCACGCGGCTGCTGCTGCGCCGCGAGATCGTGGCGCTGCACCTGGATTTTTCGCAAGCCGCCGGCCAATCGACTTCGGCGTCCAGTCCTGGCACGGCGGCAACCACCGGCTGATCAGCTACGCCAATGTGCCGCCCAACATCGCCGCGGTCATCTCCCGGCACCCGCACATGCTGCATGACCTGCAGACCGTGTATGGGGCTGAGGATCTCTACAACCTGCTTGAGGTGATCGCGGTGGACGCGCACAACAGGCGTGTGCTGTCCGAAGTGAGGAAGTAGCAATGGCCACCATTCTGGATGCCCTGTTCGTCGAGCTGAAGCTGAACGCCAAGGGGTTCAAGCAAGGCGTGGCCGAGGTCGACCGTTCGCTGAAGCACACGACGGAGGAATCCGGCCGTGCCGCGCGGACGATGGAGGCCAACGGCAAGCAAGCGGCCATGTTCTTCAGCCGCATGCGCAACGAGGCGCTGGCGCTGCTGGCGGTGTTCACGGCCGGGATGGGCCTGAAGAACTTCACCGCGAACACCATCAGCGGCGCCGCCGGCCTCGGGCAGATGTCCAAGAACCTGGACATGAGCACCGAGCGCTTGCAGGCTTGGCAACGAGCCGCCGAGCGCGCCGGCGGGTCGGCGGAGGGCATCACCGCCCAGCTGCGCCAGTCGGCCAGCGAGGTGGCGAAGTTCCGCCGCGGTATGTCCGCCGAGACGTTGCCGGCGTTCTTCCAGTTCGGCGGCAAGGTCGAAGACCTGAAGGACGGCAATAGCTATCTGCTGGCGCGCTCGCGAATCGTGTCGGAGATCTACAAGACCGACCGGGCCCGCGCCGCGCTGGCTGCCCAGATGATGGGCATTTCGGACGATCAGTTCGACCTGATCAAACAGGGGCCGGCCGCCATTCAGCAGCTGGTGCTGGCGCAGGAAAAGCGCTCGGCCATTTCGTCGAAGGACGCCCAGGACGCCCAGCGGTTGCGCAACATCTACCTGGATCTGCGCGACACCTTCGAATCGGTGGGCACCAAGGTGCTGATCGCGCTGATTCCTACCTTCGAGAAGCTGCTGAAGGCCGCTCAGAAGGTCGGCGACTACTTCCTGGAAAATCGGCAGCAGATCGTGCAGTGGATAGATCGAGCTGTCGACGGCCTGGGCAACCTGGTAGAGAAGGCAGACCAGGCCGCCCAGGCAGTGGGCGGATGGAAGAACGTGCTGATCGGCCTAGCGGCCCTGAAGCTGCTGTCGATCGTGGCGCCCATGGCATCCCTGGCAACCGCACTGGCGTCGATTGGCGCGTCGCTGGGGGTGATCGGTGGCGCTTCGGGCGCGGCCGGCGTCGCGGCGCTGGGGACGATTGCCACGGTCGCGGGTGGCGTGGCCCTGGCCACCTACAGCAAATCGCTCAATCAGGGCGAGGGAGCGCAGTTGGATGCCCTGAACAATCCGGCCTACCAGAGCGGCAACAAGGCCGCTATGGATGCAATCAAGTTCTTCGAGGGGAAAGGCTACTCGCGCGAGCAGGCGGCCGGCATCGTGGCCAATCTGATGGCCGAAAGCAACCTGAACCCGAAGGCGGTGGGCGACAACGGGCAGGCTGTTGGCATCGGTCAGTGGCATCCCGTGCGCCAGGCTGACTTCAAGAAGGCGTTCGGCACCGATCTGAAGGATGCGACGCTGGCCCAGCAGTTGGCGTTCGTGGACTGGGAGCTGCGCAACACGGAGCGCACGGCCATGGAAAAGCTGCAGGCGGCCAAGACGCCGCAGCAGGCCGGCGATGCCGTGTCGCGCTACTACGAGCGACCGAAGGACAAGGACGGCGAGGCCGAGAAGCGCGCGGCGGCGGCCGGCGCGTTGTATGGCGCCGCGCATATCGCCAGCATGGAGGCGGCGGCGGGGTCTTCGACCGCTGCGGCTGCCCAAGCCGCGCCTGTGATTGCGCAGGCTGGTGCGAAGCCGTTGCCGCTGAAGACCGAGAACAACCACGAGGTCAACATCAACGGGCCGGTGACGATTCACACGCAGGCGACCGACGGTCAGGGCATTGCTCGCGACCTGGGCGCGCTGGGTGGGAGTCAGAGCTTGGTCAACCAGGCTAATACAGGGACTTTCTGATGCCGCTGATCGAATTTCCGAACGTGCCGCAGGTGCCGGGTGTGCCGGCGGTGCTGCGCGGGCTGACGATCCCGTCGCTTGGTGAGCTGGCCAACCTTGGCCTGGGCGCTATCGCCGCGCTGATCTTCGGCATCCCACGCTGGGGGCTGTATGCCCAGGGCGGCCAGCAGATTCTTCTGTTCGACACCTTCCTGGGAATCCGCTTTCGCAACGGGTCGCGGATCTCGAGCTTCCCGGTGGAGCAGGGCTCGTTCTCGTCGTTCAACAAGGTGGACACGCCGTTCGACGCCATGCTGCGGTTTGCCCTAAGCGGCGACACGGCATCGCGCGGTGCGCTGCTGAACACCCTGGAGGCGTTGAAGGGGAGCGTCGACCTGTTCTCGGTGGTGACGCCAGAGATCGTCTATCCGTCGGCCAACGTGGTGGCGTATTACTACGAGCGGAACTCGCGCTCCGGGCCCAGCCAGCTGATCGTGGATCTGTACGTCGAGGAAGTGCGGCAGACGGCGCAGGCAGCTTTCAACAGCACCGCGGAGCCGGACGGCGCCGGCGAGCAAAACAACGGGCAGGTGCAGAGCTTTCCGCTCGGCACCGAGCCTGGCGAGCCGTTGATTCTGACGACGGAGTTCCAATGAGGAAAATCCCTTTGCGCGCCGTGCCGGCGCAGGCCTGCAGCGTGGTGCTGGGGGGCCAGAACTGTCAGGTCAGCGTCTATCAGAAGTCCACGGGGGTATACCTCGACCTGCAGGTGAATCACGAACCGGTCGCCATGGCGGTGCTTTGCCATGACCGCGTCTGGCTGATCCGCGAAACCTACAGCGGTTTCGTGGGCGACCTGAGCTTCGTCGACACCCAAGGGCGCGATGACCCCGTCTACACCGGTTTCGGGGGACGGTTCCAGCTGATGTATCGAGAAAGCGCAGACCTATGAGCTTCGTCAAACGCCGGATCGACGTGACGATCAACCTAGCCGAGGGTCAGTTCGGTGACAATGCCGGCCCCGCTGTCACCCTGTCCGGCTACCGTGTTCAGGCGGCCGTCGTGGCCTACAACGGGGACGCGCAGGCCCAGCTGCAGCTGCGCATCTTCGGGCTGTCGCAGGACATGATCAACAAGCTGACCGTGGTTGGGCCAATCCTGACCGAGCGGCGTAACAACCGCATCCTGGTCGCGGCCGGAGACGTGGGCGGTGATGCACTGACCGTTGTCTATGAGGGAACTATCTCCCAGGCCTGGGCTGACTACAACCAGGCGCCCGAGGTGGTCTTCAATGTGGTGGCGCTCGCGGCAGCGTTCGAGGCAGTGAAACCAACCAACGCGCGTAGCTACCGGGGAGCGATACCGGCGGCAACCGTCGCGCAGGACCTGGCCAAGGCCATGAATCTGGCCTTCCAGAACAACGGCGTGGATGTGGCTCTGTCCAATCCCTATTTCCCTGGAACTGCGCTGGATCAGCTGAAAGCCTGCGCTCGCGCGGCGCGCTTCAACTACACGATCGACCGCGGGATTCTTGCAATTTGGCCGCAGGCAGGCGCGCGCGCCGATGAGCCCGTGCTGATCCAGGCGGGCGACAACCTGGTGGGCTACCCGACGTTCACCGGCGGTGGCGTGGAGTTCACCGTCCTGTACACCCCACAGCTGGGGCTCGGCAACCGTGTGCAGGTGATTTCGGTCATCGAGGCAGCCCACGGGGAATGGACGGTAGTGAGCCTCGTGCATCAGCTCGAGGCGGAGGTCCCGGGCGGCGCCTGGGTGTCAAGAATCTTGTGCCAGAGGCCGATAAATGGCTGATCCTCAATTCGGGTACCGCGGACAGGCGGCTGCCGCCGACGGTTCCCAGGACTTCGGTGCGCTCACGTTCCTGGTGACCCAGATGCTGAACCGGCTGAACACCTGCACGCTGGTGCGCGTGGTCGCGGTCACGAACAACGGCGGGGTGTCGCCGGTCGGCTTCGTCGACGTGCAGCCGCTGGTGAACCAGTTGGACGGAAACGGGAATGCGGTGCCGCATGGCCAGTTGTTCCAGCTGCCGTATTTCCGGCTGCAGGGCGGCACCGACGCGGTGATCCTCGACCCCAAGGTCGGGGACATCGGCATGGCGGCATTCGCCAACCGGGACCTGTCGGCAGTCAAGGCCAGCAAGCAGCAAGCGAACCCCGGGTCCTGGCGGACGCACGATATGGCCGACGGCCTTTACTTCGGCGGCCTGCTCAACGGCGCGCCGGTGCAGTATGTGCAGTTCACCGAGGGCGGTATCAACGTGGTATCGCCGGCCAAGGTGACCGTGGTGGCGCCCAACGTCGAGGTGAATGCTAGCGAGCAGTGCGCCCTGAATTCGCCGCAGATCGTGCTGAATGGCACGGTTCAACAGGGTGCTGGCTCATATGGCGGCACCTCGACCTGGCAGGGCAACATGGAAACGCTCGGCACGCTGCGCAACAACGGCAAGGACGTCGGCTCGACGCATACACACCCCGGCGTGCAGACGGGCCCCTCGAACACCGGTACACCGAACCCATGAATACGCTGCTACTCGATCGCACTGCCTGGGATCTTGTCCTGGACGCCGCGGGCAACATCGCGATGGCGTCGAACCCCTACGCTGTGGCGCAGGACGTGGCCAGCGCCATCAAGCTGTTCCGTGGCGAGCTGTTCTATGACACGGCCAAGGGCATACCGTACTGGACCGAGGTGCTGGGCCAGCTGCCTCCGCTGGCGCTTGTGCGCGAACGGCTGCGGGCCGCGGCCTTGACCGTGCCGGACGTGGCCGACGCCGTACCAACCATCACCGCATTCGAGAATCGCCGCCTGAGCGGCTATGTCGAAGTCACGCTGACCAACGGCACGACGTCGACCATCACTTTCTAGGGACCCCATGGCTACCTCCCAAGTACCGCGCGTGCAGTTCACGCCGGAAGGCCTCGTATTGCCTCAAGAATCCGAGATCCTGGCCGGCGTGCTGGCGGACATGGACAGCGCCTTCGGTGGCGGCCTGAACAAGAACCTGGAGACGCCCCAGGGCCAGCTGGCCAGCACCACCACGGCGATCATCGGAGACAAGAACAGCGAATTCGCCTCGTATGTGAACCAGGTGGATCCGGCCTTCGCCGCCGGCCGGATGCAGGACGCCATCGGCCGAATCTACCTCCTGGACCGCAAGCCTGGCACGGCCACCACCGTGATCGCGACGTGCATGGGGCTGACGGGCGTCACGATCCCGGTGGGCGCCCGCGCGCAGGCGGTCGACGGGAGTATCTACCTGTGCACACAGGCCGGCACCATCCCCGCCTCGGGCAGCATCGACCTGCCGTTCTCCTGCTCGGTCAACGGCCCGATCAGCTGCGCGGCCGGCGCGTTGAACCAGATTTATCAGGCGATCCCGGGCTGGGACTCGGTCTTGAACGCGGACGCGGGCACCGTGGGCAGCAATGTGGAATCGCGCGCCGAGTTCGAAGAGCGGCGGCGCCAGTCGGTGGCGATCAATGCCCGAAGCTCGCTCCAATCCATCTATGCTGCGGTCGCAAACCTGGACGGCGTCATCGACGTCTACGTGACGGAGAACAACCTGTCGATCGCCCAGACCATCGGCGGAGTGTCGCTCGTGCCGCATTCCATCTGGGTGGCGGTGGTGGGCGGCGAGGCGGCGGATATCGCCATGGCCATCTGGCGCAAGAAGAGCAACGGGGCGGACTACAACGGCAACACGTCTTACACGGTCGAGGATCGGGACGGCTATTCCTACCCGTACCCTTCCTACGTGGTGAAGTGGGAGACGCCCGCTGCGCTGCCCGTGAAGTTCGCGGTGCAGTTGGCCAACAACCCGGCGCTGCCGTCGAACATCGTGGACCTGACCAAACAGGCCATCATCGACGCTTTCAATGGCGCCGACGGCGGCCAGCGCGCGCGGATTGGTTCGACCATCTACGCGAGCCGCTTTTACGCGCCCGTGTCGTTGCTGGGCGCATCGGTGTCGATCCTTTCTTTGTTGCTTGGCGATTCCACGCCAACGGCGGCCAGCCTGACCGTCCCCATCAACCGGCGCCCGACTGTGTCGGCTGCCGATGTCTCGGTGACCTTGGTATGAGCGTGCAACCGAAACCCGGGCTCGTGGCGCGGACCATCATCAGCCAGTACGCGAACAGCCCGACGCTCGTCCAGTTGGCCAACAACATGGACGACTACATCAACCCGGACACGGATTTCGACGCCTTCTACAACTTCGTCTGGAACGTGGAGACGGCGCAGGGCTTCGGGCTGGATATCTGGGGCAGGATCGTCGACATCGGGCGCATGCTGACGGTGCCGGGCGACGTCAGCTATTTGGGCTACGAAGAGGCCATCAGCTGGCAACCCTTCAACCAGGCGCCGTTTTACACCGGGGCGCAGGCAACGCAGACCTACCGGCTTGCCGATGATGCCTATCGCAAGCTGATCCTGGTCAAGGCGCTGGCCAACATCTCAGATTGCACCTCGCCGAGCCTGAACCGGCTGCTGTCCAACCTCTTCGCGGGCCGCGGCCGGTGCTATGTGTCGGACACGGGAAAGATGGAGTTCAGATACGTGTTCGAGTTCGCGCTCGAGCCCTATGAGATCGCCATCTTGACTCAATCTGGCGTTATCCCTAAGCCGGCGGCCGTATTGGCCAACGTGCTGCAAGTCGATCGATCTTCAACTTTTGGATTTAGCGAGGGCTTAATGCAGCCCTTCGGATCCGGCGTCTTTTTCACTTCTTCGGGGCTCATCCATGCAGGCTAGCAACGCACCCAGCAAATCGCCAGTTCCGTTCGCGGAAAGCGGCACCAAGAACACCATCCCCGTTGACTCGCAGATCGGCGTGACGCCGGGGGCTGCCTCATTCACTGACGGCTTTCCACCTCTGACGATGACGCCCTTGACAGCTGGCGGCGTGCCCCCCTCCGGCGCCGACTTCAACGGCATCTTCAACTTCCTGAGCGCTGCCGTACGTTGGGCGCAGGCGGGCGGGCAGTACAAATACGACGCCGATTTTGCGACGGCGGTGGGGGGCTACCCGCGTGGCGCGACGCTTATGTCTTCGGATGGCACGGGGACGTGGCGCAGCATCGCGGAGAACAACACGACAGATCCGGATTCGGGCGCCGCTGGATGGGTGGCTGGTGCTGCAGCTGGCTTGGCTGGCATGTCGAGCAATCTTCGATGCATAGCCAACACTGCGGCGGCTTCCGTAACGATCACCGCCGACGAAGTGGTTGTGGCGAAAGCTCTAGGGGGGCAGAGTTATCGAGTTGCCAATGTAAATAAGACCCTGAATTTGGCCACTACAGGCGCGGGCGGCATGGACGTGGGATCGGCGCCCAACAATGGCTTCGTTGCGGTCTATGTGATCTACAACCCTGCGAACGGTACAAGTGCGCTGCTCGCGGTCAACGCTACAAGTGCCGCCGCCCCGACGGTGTACGGCGGCTCAAGCATGCCGGCGGGGTACACGGCGAGCGCACTGGTTAGTGTTCTTCCGACAAACGGAAGCGGCCAGATTCCTGTCCTGTTTCAGCAGGATCGAAAAATCAGTTTTGCGCTGAAAACCGTTCTTACCTCTACGACTCCCAACGGTGAGCCGGGATCGTCCTTGGGGATATCGTCAGCTGTTCCGATAAATGCCAAGACAGTCGACATGGGCATCAATCTTCAGCAGTCAGCCCTGAGCGGGAACATAGGGGAAGGGTGTGCCATATCGAGTTCCGCGAGCTTGATTAAGCAGCAATTTGTGCAAGTGGCGGGGAACGGTGTCACACAGATTGTTGGTTGGTGCGGTGATATCCCTATCATCACACCTCAGACCGTGTGGTATTCGTGGCGCAAGTTTGGAGCAACGGCCGACGACGCCTTGAATATCTACGTAACCGCATACTCGTTCTAAAAAATGGATACCATACACGTTCAATTCTCTGACTCGGCGCAGACGATAGTCATCGCATATTTTGCCTCCGCACAAGAACAGGAAAGTGCGGCGCACCAGGGCACTCTAAATTTGACTGATGATCGATGGCAAGAGTTCTATCGACGACTTCCCGAGGATATCCGGGTCTCTCTGCCTGCGCCGGAGTATGCTCGGAGCGGTGCAGGTTGACAGGCGGTGCCTATATAATTCCTCAAGATTTTCAAGTTGCTTGCAGGGACGGCCGGCGCGACCTACTTCTTGGTCACTTCCCGAACGAGTGCGGTGAACGATATCAGTAGATCGGGGATTGCTAATTGGACGACCAAAAACTTTCACAATTCATCTCGGACGCACAGCAGGCGATGTGGGCACCCCACGAGGTTAGGGCGCAGCTACAGAAAAACCAAGTCGCTGTGGTGCCGGCTAACTTCTATTCGAACATCCCCACGTTTGAAGAGATTTCTGAGTCCTTCGAGTACACAGACAGGGCGGCGCCTCCTTATCTAAACTCAGGGATTTTTGATGCCGCCGCGATGCGTGAAGAGTTGGTCAGCCTGGCCGCATACTCGGCAGATTTCAATCCTGCCAAGGATGGTGATGCTGAAAATCCATCGGCGTTCTTCTGGGGCAATGACCAATTTCCGTTCATTGACGGGATGGCCTATCACGCCATCCTGCGGAAGCTGCAGCCACGCAACGTGGTGGAAATTGGGAGTGGGTTTTCGTCGCTGGTAGCGATTGAAGCCCTTCGGCTAAATGGCGCTGGGGCATTGACCTGTATTGAGCCCTTTCCGAGAAAATTTCTTGAAGAGCGTGCGGCATTGGGCCAGCTGAATCTGGTGCGGAAGAAGGCCCAGGAATTCGAGGACCTAAACGAGCTCCTGCAGGATGGGGACGTCCTGTTCATCGACTCCACGCATACCGTGAAGATCGGCAGCGACTGCCTGCACCTTTACCTGCGCCTGTTGCCAAAGATCAAGCGCCGGATCTGGGTACATGTGCACGACATATTCCTACCGTTTGGCATGCCGGCGGATTGGGCTCGTGACCTGCATATCTATTGGACTGAGCAGTACCTTCTGCTCGCGTTCCTGCTGGACAATCCCAAGGCAAAGGTGAAGTTCGGCGCGAAGTATCACGAGCATGTTGACAGGCAACTTCTCGAGCAGACGTTCATGCATGGCATTTCACCGTCGAACGGTGGCAGTCTCTGGTTTGAGTACGACGGCACCAAATAGCGCCGTCATAGTGAAACACCAACCCGCTTCGGCGGGTTTTTTTACGCCTATGGGGAATAGAACGATGAGCAACTTTCAACTCTCGCAGCGAAGCCTGACGCGGCTGGTGGGCGTGCATCCTGACCTGGTTGACGTCGTGAAGCTGGCGATCCAGCGCACGCCGGTGGATTTCACGGTGGTTGAGGGCGTGCGCACCGTGGCGCAGCAGCGCGAATACGTCGCCAAGGGCGCGAGCAAGACCATGGACAGCTACCACCTGCCGCAGGCTGATGGCTTGGGCCATGCGGTCGACCTGGCCCCGCTGGTGGGCGGGTCGATCCCTTGGAATGATTGGGGCCAGTTCAAGGGCTTGGCAGACGTGGTGAAGGCCTGCGCCGCGGAACTTGGTGTGCCAGTGGAATGGGGCGGCGACTGGAAAACGTTCAAGGACGGCCCGCATTTCCAGATTCCGCGCGACTGGAAGGGCGCGGTCGCGCGCGTGGTCGAATGATGCAGGAGAACCTGGGTTTCCTGCTGGCGGTGGTCGGCACCGATGCGGCGAGCGCCGCGGCGGCTGGCGAGCCGCTGACCCTCTCCCAGATCGTTGGCTATCTCGTAGCGGCGCTCATCGGCGGCGGCGCTATGTGGAAGGTCCTGCCGATTCTTATGGCGCGCCTGGCGGTATCGGCCGCCGGTGCCAAGTCGGAGAAGGACGCGATCGAGCGTCTGGAGGGCCAACTGGCCGTCGAGCGCCAGGCTGCCGAGGCTGCGCGCGCCTCCGCCAACGATGCGTTCAAGCAGCGCAACGACATCTATCTGGAGCTGGCCAAGGTTCAGGCCCAGCTCGCGGCGCTCAATGAGCGCTCCGCCTACCAGGCGCAGACCATTGAGCGGCAGAACACCTTGATCGCGGAGCTGACCGCGCAGGTGCAGGCGCTGCAAGGAGAGGTCCGTGGAAAAGTTGCATGAATGGTGCCTGTGCCGGCATCCGAAGCTGGCGCGCGCGGTGCGCATGCTGTACGCGGTCGTCCTGGTGGCGGCCATCTTCGGAGGCGGCTACTCGGTCGGAAGCCTCACCACCTGGAACAGCGCCAGCCGAGCCCTGGCCACCCAGGCCGAGGCCAACACCCAGCAGCGCGAAGACTACCGCCAGGCCCTGGCTGCGATGTCGGCCACGATAAGCCGCGCGGCCGGGACCGCCGAGTTGGCGGCGGACAAGGTCGATAAGGCGGCCGATGCTGCCGAAGGGGCCATCAAGGCCGCCGCCGGCGCCGCCACCAAGGCGGGTACAGCGGCGAAGAAGGCCTCCGCCGCCGCGAAGTCCGCCAGCACCGCAGTCAAGAAAGTGGAGGAAGTCCTGGCGCCGCCCGCGCCGCCTACTCCCGCGCGCGTCCCTGAATGGTTGAACACGCCATGAACCCTATCTGGAAGATGGCCGCGCCCTGGGTCGGCGGCGCGGCGGTGGTGATGGTGCTGGGCGCGGGCGTGGTGCTGTATGGCGCGCACCGGGAGGCCGCCGGCGTCGCCAAGGAGCGCGCCCGCGCCGAGGCCGCGCAGCGCGCCATGACCGAGGCCTACCAACTGGAGAAAGACCGTGCTGATGCCCAATACCGTGGCGCTGTGCTGGCGCGCGAGGCTGCGAAAACTGGCCTGGCTGCTGCCCGCGCTCAGCTTGACCGCCTGCTCCGCGCCACCGGCCGTGATCCCGCGAATCCCCGAGCCGGCCGCCGACCTGATGAGGCCGGCGCCGACTGGATCGGAGGTTTTGCAGCGTGCTACGCGGAATATGGAGACCTGGCTACCGACGCTGCAGGATGGGCCGACCAGGTGAACGGCCTGCAAGGCTATATCCGGGGGCTGCGAGGGTCGAGTCCGCCGCGCTGACCTTGACTCTGGACCGCCAAATCTACGCCAAGTGGCCCAGAGAGCGCGCAAATACGTGATTTCGCTGTCCCCTCCTTCGCACCAACCCTATTCGGGTACTGAATCGGCGCCATGCCGGCAGTATCCCAAGACCCCGAGACATCCGTGTGTCTCGGGGTCTTTTCATTTTGGGAGTCTTTTCATATGGCGGATCTTGGTGATTTCCTTACGAATCAGAGGGTTGATAGGGATGTCGGCGGGATGTCGGCTCCGAGCCCGGCCCTGTATTTTCGCGCCTGTACCGCATTTCCCATGCTTGTTATAAAGACGCCTGAAGCTTTTCTTGTCGAGCGAGGGTAAATGTCTCCGATTCAACTGCTTAGCCGCGGCGGCCCGCTGTTGTTGCTCGCCGCGCTCATGTCTGGCTGTTCCTCCTCCTCGCCCGTCAACCCCTGGTCTTCGCCCGCGGCACCGGGCTCCGGTCCCGATTCGTCGCGTGTCAGCCTTGAATGCCGGGTAAGCCGCAACAGTTGCCTCTACAACGGTAAGTACGAGGTGGGCGAGCGGGATTACGCCGAGGACGAGGCCAAGCGCCTGAACCGCGCCGAATTGGATAGGCTGCGCCGCGCCGCTGGCAACTGATCGAAACAGGGACGGCCCGCCTGACTGCAGGCCGTTCCGTTGGCGGACCCCCTCGCGATGGAATACGGCAAGGCCTTTTTTGACCTGCAACTGCGCTTTGCACAGGCGGCGCGCGCCCTGACGGGCATTTCCCTAGAGCGGGCAGTGCTGGACTACACCAATGTCTATATCCGATTCGGGCTAGGCCGGGATTTCAATACCGGTCATGCGGTATGGCGGGAATATGCCGACGGGCTTGTCGATGCGCCGGACATTGGCGACTGGACGTATCGCCACTACCTGCGGCTGGGGGCGGACCGGCCGGGTGTGGCGGCGCCCGGTGTGCACAGGCCTGGCGCCGTATTCGGCTGCTTTTCCTACGTCATGCAGGATGCCGCTACCGTGCGGCTGCATTTCCACAATGCCGAGCCGGCGCCAGCGTCGCCGTTGAGCGGCAACCGCTTGTCGCTGAGAATCGGTGAGTTGCGGGCGCTGTTTCGCGCCATCCGGCGGGACCAGCCAGCAGCCACGCGGGTCGCGGGAACGTCATGGCTCTACAATCTGCTGGCCTACCGGCGCTGTTTTCCTGCGGACTATGCCGACAGCGTCCGCTGGGTGGGCGATCGCTTTCGCAATGTGTCGCTGTGGGGGCAGTTCCTGCGCCGCGATGGGACGTTGAGGGTGCAAGCCGTGCGGGAGTTCGAGGCGGGCTGGGCGCAAGCGGGCGATGCCCGCGATCTGGCGGCGTGCTTTCCGCTGCGGGCGCTGGCGGCCGAGGCGTCCATCGCTTCGTTTTACCTGCACTACGGCATTGCGCAAGGCCGAACGGGCGGCCCGTCATCATCCGCCCATAGCCGCGCGGCCGGTCTAGCGCGCCCTAGCCTGTAG